TTAAGATTAATGTTGAAGAACAGGTTAAGAAGTACAAACGTACGATCAACCCTGACACTCTACGTTGGTGGGGCGAACAATCTAAGGAAGCTCAGAAAGTCTTGAAGCCTTCTTCTGAAGATGTTTCAATTGATCAATTGTATCCATTCATTGTGAAACATATTAAAGATCCAATGAAACTTAAGAAGACATACACTCGTGGTAACACCTTTGATTGTATCTTCCTTGAGCATATCATGCGTCATACTGGAAATCCTGATCCATTTAACTGGCGTGGTATTCGTGACACTCGATCTATGATTGAAGGTATGTCATGGGGCGCTGACATGGATAACGGTTATATTCCTGAAGGTTTAGCTGATAAGTTTATTGCTCATGATCCACGTCATGATATCGTAATGGATGTTATGCGTATGCAAGAACTAGCTCGAGCTTTAGCATGAATCCCTTTGACTTCATTACAGCAATCTGTGATAGTAAGAAAGAACTGATCACAGACGATATCACAGAAAAAGCATACAATCCTTTCATGGTGAATAGATCCCTTTCCTATCACTATGACACTGTTCTATTAGCCAATGAGATGAATCAACGAGCTTTTCTCGATAAAAAGCTTCAATTTGATTTTCTTATAAATACGGTTAGGAAGAAAAAACGTTTTGCTAAATGGGTGAAACCAATTTCTTCTGATGACTTGGAAGTGGTCAAATCGTATTATGGCTATAGCAATGAGAAGGCTCGAAAGGTTTTACCTTTGCTTAGCGATGACCAAATGGGACAATTGAAGCAAAGGATATTCAAAGGTGGAAAATAACGAGAAGAGCGTCGAGTGGACACCAGCATCAATGCTGGAAGTTACACTAAACGAGCCGGACGATTTTCTTAAGGTACGTGAAACATTAACTCGTATTGGTGTTGCATCACGTAAAGATAGAAAACTATATCAATCATGTCATATCTTGCATAAGCAAGGTCGATATTTTATCGTTCATTTTAAAGAACTATTTGTGTTAGATGGTAAACCATCAACTATCACAGAGAATGACATTCAACGTCGTAATACAATCGCAGTGCTGTTATCAGACTGGGGTCTAATCACGATAAATAGTAATGAACAATCGAAAGATCGCGCTCCATTGAGGCAGATCAAAGTTATCTCATTCAAAGAACGTAATGAATGGGAACTGTGTCCGAAGTATAACATCGGTAACACACGTAAAGACTTCTAATTCTCAGGGATGGGAACATGGCGGCAGTAACCATGTAAACAACTGTCACTAACCTACCTTAGGGTCCGTTGGTGCTTACGGTTATAGGCGTCCGTGCAATTGCACTGCTACACGTAGTTAGCGCTGGATAAAGTAACCAGCTTTATTAGTATGCCATATTGGGTACTATAATTTTATTTCGCTTAAAAGGAAAAACAAAATGACACAAAAACAATTCACTCCAGCATTCTTTAGTCAAGATATCTTCAAGGACTTTGACAAGTTCTTTGTAGGCTTCGACGAGCAATTCGAGAAGATGCAAACTTTGCATGACGACTTGACTAAGAACATTCCAAATTACCCTCCATTCAACATTCGCAAGAATGGTAACACCTATACTATTGAAGTAGCTGTTGCCGGCTTTGCTCAGAATGAAATCGACATCACTATTGATGGTGGCAAGTTGATCGTTAAGGGTAATGCTGAGTCTAAGGAAGCTGAAGACAATCTATTGTTCAAAGGTATCTCTAATCGTGCGTTCACTCGTGCATGGGCTATTGGTGATCAATATGAAGTTAAGAACGCTGAACTCTTCAATGGTATGCTAAAGATTGCTTTAGATAAATTAGTGCCAGAAGAAAAGAAAGCTAAGAAAGTTCCAATTAATACTGGAAGTTCACACAAACAATATTTGACTGAGAAAGATCTATGAAGATTTTAACACTCATTAGAAATTTCATTCAATCATTCAAAGATTATAAGACTGGAAAAGTCAAATAAAGAACAAGGGACTTCGGTCCCTTTAACGTTATGATTCCAAGAAAACTATACTCCGTGTTTGATAAGTCTACATTAGTGGAACATCTGTGTTCACTTCAAGGTGAAGATAGACGTCTTCGCTTTGGTGGTACCGTATCAAATGACTATATCACCAAATATGTAGAAGACTCGTGGGAGAATGGTTCTACTTGGTTTGGTTATACTATGCACTCAAGAATTATTGCTGCATGTCATGTTGCTATAGATAAAGAGGAAGCTGAATTAGGATGCTCGGTTGATCCCGAGTATCGCGGTTACGGCTTGGCTCAATCTATGTTTAACAGAGCAGTTACTTATTTGAGATCGCATAACATTACTAAAGTTTATATGCATTGTCTTACTGAAAATCAAATCATGAGACATATTGCACGTAAAAATGACATGACACTTGTAAGTTGTTATGGTGAATCTGATGCTAGAGTTGAGGTGGAACCACCAACACCAATGACAGCATTAGAAGACGCGTACTTAGATAGAATGGCAATGTACGACATGTTGATTAGAAGCCAAGCAGAAGTTTATAGTTCTGTACTGGAAAAATTAACAAATGGCGCGCAAAAAGTTCATGTCTCTGGACGTGATTGAAAAGGACGACTGGGTTATAAAAGCAAGTTCATTTAAGAATTACATATTACTTGTGATTCTTAATAGAGTAACCGGTGCATTTGCTATTCAACATGTAGATGACGAATATAAAGCAAATTTGATTATTGAATACATCATTGAAAAAGGAGAATTGTGATGGAAATTAAGTGCTATCAATTAATTAATGGACAAGATATTATGGGTGAAGCAACTGACTTAGGCGATTCAATCGTTCTACGTAAGCCAGCATCAATCCATTTGGTACCTTCTCAACAAGGTAACCAACAATCATTTGGTGTGGCGTTAATGCCATTTACACCTTATGCAGAATTTGATAAGATCACCTTACGCAAGGATAAGATCATGATTGAATTTGATGCGACTGTAGAATTGCAAAATAACTACAGTAAGATGTTTGGTAGCGGGATTCAAATCGCAAATCAAATGCCTTAAACCTGTACAGCAGGTTAAAACTGTGATATAATGGTTGTATGGAATTCTATACAAACTTAAGCCGTTATGGCAACTCAATCTTATATCGTGGCTACAAAGATGGTAAACGGATCCAATACAAGGTTCCGTTTGCTCCAACTCTTTTCGTACCCGTAGAAAAACCCACAGAATTCAAAACACTTGATGGCAAGTATGTTGAACCAGTCAAACTGGAAAACATGCGTGAAGCCAAAGAGTTCATGGAACGTTATCAAGACGTAGCCAACTTTGAAATCTATGGTAATACAAACTACCTTGCTCAATTCGTTTCTGAGCATTGGCCAATTGAAATCAACTTCGATCGTAACTTAATCAACGTTACTAACATCGATATTGAGGTGGAATCGGATGAAGGCTTCCCTGAACCAGAAGAAGCTAAATTCCCGATTACCGCTATCGCAATCAAAAACAATATTGACAACACCTTCTATGTCTGGGGATGTGGAGATTATGATGTGAGTAAATCCATCATGACTACAAACCGTGTTGTCTACGTAAAGTGTCATGATGAACGTGAACTGCTAGTTCGCTTTATGGCTCATTGGAATTCTCCAGTGCATATGCCTGACGTTGTCACTGGTTGGAACATTCGTAACTTTGACATTCCATACATTGTGAATAGAACCCTACGTATCTGTGATGAAGACCTCGTTAAGAAGTTATCACCTTGGGGTCGTGTTGAAGAAAAACAAATCACTATGATGAAGAAAGTGACTCAAGTTTATGAGATCATTGGTATTCCTCAAGTAGATTACATGGACTTGTTCAAGAAGTTTGGTCACTCATTTGGTCCACAAGAATCATACAGTTTAAATCATATTGCATCAGTTGTGCTTGGTGAAACTAAACTTGCTTATGATGGTACACTATCATCACTGTATCACACAGATCACCAAAAGTTTATTGACTATAACATCCGTGACGTTGACTTGGTTGACCGCATGGAAGATAAGATTGGTTTGATCACATTGTGTTTCACTATGGCATATAAAGCTGGTGTGAACTATAATGATACGTTTGGTACTACAGGAATCTGGGATACATTGATCTATCGTTTCCTTAAGAAACAAAACATTGTAGTACCACCAAACAAAGATTCATTCAAATCTGATTACGCAGGTGGTTATGTTAAAGAACCTCAGTGTGGTGTACACGACTGGGTTGCATCTTTTGACGTTAACTCACTTTATCCTAACATCATTGTGCAATGGAACATGAGTCCTGAGACAATTATGAAAGGTCGTCATGATCATCGTGTAAATCCTGATTCTATCCTCGAGGGTTACATCCCTGAGAAGATTGAAGGTGTTGGCATTTGTGGTTCTGGTCAAATGTTTTCTAATGCTAAACAAGGTTTCATGCCTCAGATCATTGAACAATTGTATGATGAACGTGTTTTCATTAAGAAACAAATGATTGCCTCTAAGAAAGAATTGGAAGTTGCTGATAAGACTAACAAACAAGAAATCTATCGTATTGAACGTGATATTGCTCGTTACGAAAACCAGCAAACATCTATTAAACTTCTACTGAACTCGCTTTACGGCGCGTTAGGTAATAAGTACTTCCGTTACTTCACAATGGAAATCGCCGAGGGTATTACTTTGTCAGGTCAAATGATTATTCGTTGGGCTGAACGACATGTTAATGATTACCTCAATAAAGCTCTAAAGAATAAGGACTATAAAGACTATGTTATTGCTATTGATACTGACTCTGTTTATGTGGCGCTTGAACAGATCGTTAAAAGCACGGGACTCACAGACAAAGTAAAGATTACCAACTTCCTCGATAAACTTTGTAGTGAAGCATTGGAATCTATTTTGGATAGATGTTTCAATAATCTTGCAACATCAATGAATGTCCATAAGAAACGCATCACAATGAAACGTGAAGCTATTGCTGATCGCGCAATTTGGATTGCTAAGAAACGATATATTCTAAACGTATTAGATAATGAAGGTGTTAGATATGCTAAACCGAAACTTAAAATGCTTGGGATCGAAGCCATCAAGTCGTCGACTCCGGGCACTTGTCGTGAAGCGTTTGAAGAGTTGTTCCAAGTGCTCATCAGCGGTACGGAGAGTGAGACTCAAGCTTTTATTAGTAAGTACAGAGAAACTTTTGAAGCACTCCCACCGGAGGCAAAAGCTTTTCCACGCGGAGTTTCAGGCATTAAGAAATACATGGATAAGCAGACGCTCTATATCAAAGGAACGCCTATCAACTCGCGTGCGTCAATCCTCTACAACAACTTATTGAAACAACATGGTTTAAAGACTTACCCTCAGATCCGTGAAGGTGATAAAATTAAGTACATCCATTTGTATCCAAACAATCCAATGAAAGAAAACGTAATTGCTTTCATTGATATCTTGCCTCCAGAATTTAAGTTGGATCGTTACATTGATAATGATACACAATTCGAAAAGGCATTCCTTGAACCTGCTAAATCGATCATCGAAGCTATCGGTTGGAAAGCAGAACCTGTAGCTTCATTAGAGGACTTCTTTCAATGACACCAGATGCATATGATATTTTAAATGCGGCCCTAACTATGTGGGGTCAACAAGCAATGGCTATGAATGATGCAGGAAGCATTAGAAAAAGAGCTAATGGAATGCCAATCCATGTAGCAACACCTGATGCAATTCTTGAGATTAAAAGCGTACATTACGATCCAGAGTATGGAATCGTGTTTACAACAAAAGAATGATTAAGCGAAAGAAAGTTGGAAACACAACTGTTACCATTAACACAAAGACAGGTCGTCAAACAACTTCACGTCGTAATGGTAATATTACAGTTTCACAATCTAATCAAGGGCATAATCGTTCTACTGTAACTACAAATTATGGTAATGGATTCTTTGATCGAAAGACTACTAACCATAATAAAAAGATACGTAAAAAGAAAAGCGATTGGTCATGGATGTTTAGTTCATCTAAACGTTCTTTCCAATCATCTTCTACACCGCAATACAATACATCTGAAGTAAAATCAGAATTTGTTGGACCACCATATCCAATATTTTATAAGCGTAAAAGCTTTAAACAGTTCGATGGTTGGGAATGGTGTTTGTGGTTAATTATTGCACCAATCCGTATGACGTGGTTCTTTATTAAATGGTGCATCATTTTGTACATTCTAAGTAATTTTAGTATGTACATCTTTTCATTGTTGTGATACAATATATTTTTAGGAGAAAATTATGAGTGAATTTGTTAATAGTAAGTGGGTTGGTGATATTGGTGCAATGCACACTAAGTTTGGCGTTAACGCAGTGTTGCGTGAATTGGATGCAGATAAGTTGAAAGCATTCCTTGAGTTTCGTATTAAGTTTTTGCAAGAAGAACTTGATGAAATGATTAAGGCCCGTTCAGATTATGAAGCCGGTACTATTAAAGGTATCGTTGCTGCAGATGACACAGTTGATGCTTTAATTGATTTGTGCGTGGTTGCCATTGGTACACTAGATGCTTTTGATGTGAATTCAGATGAAGCCTGGAATCGTGTGCATCGTAAGAATATGGAAAAAGAAGTTGGTATCAAAGCTTCTCGTCCAAATCCACTTGGTTTGCCTGACCTAATTAAACCAGATGGTTGGACTCCACCATCTCACGCTGATAACGTTGGTTTGTTATCTAAAGTGTATGGCGATAAATAAATTTCCAACGTATGTCGATCCGATAACCTCGGGTCGACAACCTACAGTAGGTGACATTCGATGCCATACTGATTATAAGACATGGGAAGATGTCTATGAAATCTTTGATGGCGTTGACTGGCAACGGATGAATGGAATGGGAAATACTGTAGCATCTAAAAGTCTTACAGCAATCCCATCACCTGCAGGTAATTTTACTGCAGTTTCTAATGCAGCCACAACTATCAAAAATGATGTTGTAACTATGATTGAAAAGAATATCCGAGTTGCAGAAGTTTATGACTCAACAACTCAGAAACTTAAGCGAGCAGAGTTACAATTCCGTGAAGGTCCAGGTTCCGTTTGGGAACCAATCCAACGTGTGAAATTATACGAATGAAATATTCTTTGACAGCCTTTAGTTCTATTTTTGATAATAAGACTCATAGGCAAATACATCATGATTCTTGGGAGTCTTTTGAAGCAATGCTATATAAGATGGCAGAGACTCCAGGATACAAACTAAAGAAAGGTGAACGCAAAGCACCGAAAGGTCTTAAAGCGTCACCTCTTATTTCACCAGCAGTTTTCCCTGAAGGTAAGACTCGAGCAAACGATAACGTAACTGAGTGGGCAGGCTGGGCCGCACTTGATATTGATGATCACAAATTTGAAGGTGATCTTCAGAAAGAACTTCATGCTAAGTACGGCTCTTATTATTACGTTTGTTATTCTACTTCTAGTAGTACACTCGACCATCCAAAGTTTCGACTTGTATTCCCACTTAAAGTTTGTGTGCGAAAGGAAAGCATCAAACAATTTTGGTATGCACTCAACAAGGAATTCGATGGACTCGGAGACGGGCAAACTAAAGACCTATCTCGAATGTATTACGTACCTGCTGTATATCCAGGCGCTAATAATTTTATCTTTACTAACACTGGTGATTTTGTTAATCCTAATGCTTTAATTGAAAAACATCCATTAGTTGTACAACAATCATCTGTTGCTACGTTCATGGATAGGTTACCACCAGAAGTTCAAAAGAAAGTTCTTAATCATCGTGAAGAACTACTTAAAGGTAGAGCTAACTATGATTACGAATGGTCGTCATATTCTGATTGTCCATTTGTGAATAAGAAACTGATTAATGATTACCGTATGATCTCTGGGTCTGATGGATCTGGTCGTTATTCAATGATCTATAAAATCATGACATCTATTGCATGTAATGCTATCAAGCGTAGGTATCCAATTACATCTAATCAGATCGCTGAAATGATTAGACAACTTGATAGAGACACAGCAAACATTTATTCAAAGCGTCCATTGAACACTGAGGCTGAACGCGCATTAGAATATGCGTATAAGACCGTTGAGATTGTTTAACCCTGTACAGCGGGTTAATAACCCTGTACAGCGGGTTAAAACTGTGATAT